TGAACCGCCTCTCAATCGCAAGCCGTAATTTTGATTTGCTGCTGAAGAAGTGTTCTCTATCCATGCTACAAAATCATTGTTGCGTGTTGCCTCTACTTGTAGGTTGTATCCTGGCGTAGCCGTACCAATCCCAACATATCCAGTATCACCTTCAACTACAAATGCCGTTGCATCTATCAAGAAGTCGTCACCTGCATCATTGCCCAATGTCATTGCGATAGTAGTGTCGTCTGTGAATACCATTGTTGACCCTGTACCAATCGTTACCGTTGACCCATCACTGCTAATACTGTCAAGGGCAATGTCTCCAACATTGGTGATGTTGCCATCTGTCACACTAAGAGATGTAACCGTTCCAGCACCCGCACCCAATGTCCCAGTAGTAGAAAGATTTTCATCACCAAAACTGATAGCACCGCTTGAGTCTGTGATAGAGCCATCACTAAGCGTCATCACCGTAGCACCAGTAAGCGCAAGGCTCGCTGCTGTGCCGTTATAACTCAGTCGCATACGCTCTGCTGCTGTCTCGCTCTCTGCAACAGCAAATACCAAGTCAGTGTCATTGTTACTCGCACTGAACGTATCGTCTGCCTCTGCCCATATAGACGCACCAACGAGTATGGCATCTGTGCCACTCGCTTCAGCAGGCGCAGAGAAGTCTATGCGTCCAAGTATATCGCCATCTACAACGGTTGTTTCGCCTGTCTCAAGAGAGATAGCACCAGGCCCTGCCCCTGTGGCACCACGTATATCAAGGGTATCAGCACTCTCGTCCCACAAGAGATAGGCCCCTGCGCTTGCGCCAAAGAACTGGACATCGTGGCCCGTATCATCTACGCCTACTGTTATCTGCCCTCTGACGTTCATCGTATCGGCAGACTCGTCCCACTCCCAATATCGTCCACTGGTAGCACCGAAGAATTTGACATCATATCCGGTATCATCGACACCGACTGTCAATGTCGCGTCCAACTGCAAAGCAGAATTTAGGTCTAAAGATCCATCGACCCTTAGTGTCCCATCAAGCCTTGTAGCACCCGCATCCACCCATAAGGCATAGGCGTTTGTAAGGGTGACATTCGTCCCTGCGGTCGGTGCCCCGGCGATATACATTGTTGCGGCATTTGTCATCGTGACACTGGCATTTGTCGCGGCAAAGGTCGGCACGGCAATAGACCGTGACACTGCATTTGTCGCAGTGCCTGACCCTGCCGTTGAAGAGTCTGTAAATGTAGAGGCGTTTACTCTGAAGTCTACACCGTTCAATCCCCAGGCATCCTTGCTATAACTGCCACCAAAGTCTATGGTCCCCGAGTCTCCCCAGGTCAATGACGTTGTCCCGTCAATACCATCGGCTATCGCGTAGGGATTGGCGTCTACCTCTGCGCCGCCAATATCGTCGCCCGTGTCGTCCTTGAGCGAATTGTCTGTCTGTGAGTCTTTAAAATCAGCCATTTTATGTCCTTATGCCGTTTTGTTAGAACGCACTACACTCGCGGTAACAATACCACTCAAAGTAAACTGGTTCTGCGTGGTGATCACGTGCGACATACCAAAAGCTCTTCGGGCGCCATCCGGGCGTATCCGCTCACCTGCTGTTCCGGAGCCACCCCACTGTGCGACGCCCCACTCTCCTACTCCCCATCCATCTGCTGTGCCCTGCAAGGTGCTGTTGTTCTGTGCCGCTAACCCATTCATCCCTTGTCGCAGCAGGCGCTGCCGCACCGTTATCGTCCCACCCGTAGATCCTACAGCGCGGACATACGACCATCCGAACTTCTTCATACGGTTGGGCGCCTGGTGCGTAGAATACTTGGTCTGCAGTGTCTTGGTAAAAGCGACGCCATCCCAATCTTCTACAGACGTGTCGTGCATCTTATATACCTTGCCACCACTGTCTGCGACATATTGGTCATACCCCGTATTGCTGGTATTGAAGGTCACCCCAGCCGTAAGGTTGAGCTTGTCGGCACGTGTCCACCGCGGCCGTGTGCTCCCCTTGCCGAAGTTGCCGATCACGCTCTCTTTGGGGATCGTCCCCGTCCCTGATGGGAAGCTGGTAAAATACTCCATACGTGGCAGGTTATACAATGCCCACGCCTTGGCCATCTCGTCGGTGTTCCGTCTGTCCAGAATCGGCTGCACCCACCGGCCGATATTCCGCGTGGTAAACCCTACAGAGACATCTGTGGGCTCTATCGCCTCTATGCCGTGCTCTGACCACCACACCATCTTATTGGCATCGCTACCGCCAATTCTCTGGATGGTATGGTGCGACACCGTGCCTACCGATGTGTCGATATTCTTTACTGCGTTATTAGATATCTGCCCGGGACCTATACGGTATAATGTCGATCGCTTGAAGATGAACAGGCTGTCACCAAAAAATGCTGCCCCGGTGATGTCGCCATCTTGGCCGCGGTATATCGCCACCTGGCCACCACCACCCGCCGTGGTAAAATCTTCTGCATTGTCGGGAGCGGAGTAATATGCGATGTCGCCGGCAAACAGCCACAGGCGCCCCTGCCACACCACGGGATAATTTCCTGTGCTGGGCGACGACCCTCCCAATGCGACGGCACCATTGGCGGTGTCGTATTTTATTGGGGCGTCTACACCATTTGCCAATATCAGCAGGTTCTTCGCCGTTGTAGACCCGTAGAACATCACCCCGGACCACCGAATCCCTGCTGTGGTGGTATTCCCCGTGGCGCGCGCTCCCGAGCTGGCTGCCCAATCGGCACCGTATTCCCATACCTTGCCATCTTCAGCTGTCGCCACCAGCTTGTCACCATTATTATAGTCAAATAATCCGCTGACTGTCCCGCCAATATCTGTAGACCCCAGCCGCGACGCGCCATACATAGCACTCGGATCGGCACTGTCTTTGACGTATACGATGTTCATCGCCTGGAACAAGGCACTGTCCGGGAACTTGGGATCCGTATTGCTGGTCACCAGATACAGCCCATCACCATAGTTGTATTGGGGCACTTCTTTCCACGCCGTTGCCATATCCCTACCTTAGCGATGTATGGGTACTGTGTCGAAGGCCTGCTGGCTGCGGACCTCTATGCCTTGGCCGTATGATCGCCGGCCCGTATACACCTTCATACTCTTCTCGGACATATCCTGGCGGTTCTCTCTCGACTTCACGCGCCCGATCGCCCACTCCTTCTTCTGCCCCCACATAGACGCTTTTTGGAAGTCCTCATCCCACAGACACGCATATTCCCGGCATCCATATTCCACTGCCAGGTATGCCATATCTGGTGCGTCTGTGCCGAACACCGCACCGGCAAAGGTGCTCAGGTCCGTGAACAGTCGCTTATACCATATCTGCATAACATATATGCTGTCGGGGTATGGCCAGAACACGATCTGTGGTTGGTCGGAGCTGTTGTGTTCGCGCATCGCCACGGCCTGTGGCTTGCCAGACGTGTCTCTGTGGAGATCGGCACCAGAGATGCGTAGCAAGTCGTCTACGCTGTTATATTTCGCCAATGGCCGACCGTTATACTGGCCCTGAAGGGCGTGGACCCACGACCTGCTGTCGCCATACGAGATGGTCTTGAGCTCGTCGAAGTCGCTATCGGTAATGGCATATGTGTCTTGGAAGATGGTATATGATGCCGCCGTCGCTGTCGCCCCGGCATATGCTGTTTCTACGGTCACCGTATTGGGTGTCGAGGCACTGTCCACCGACGATATCAGATACGACGGCTTATCCGTCCCCACGCGGATATACATACCTGCGCTTACGCCAGACGTCCAATTCGTCGCGTTGGCGCCCGCACTGGTAACGCTCGACATCGTCGTAGACCCCAATGTCACTGCTACGTTCTCTGTGGTAACATCTGCCACTGTCGGCAATACTGTGCGGCCATATGTCCACGAATACTCTTCGGCATCGTTGATCTCTGTGATCGTATTGTTGATCGACTCTATCAGCGACAGCTCTAAGATATTCGTCGTCGTCAGCGCCGTTATGGCGGGCTCGCCAATCTCTCGCAGCCCTGCATTCAATATCGTTCCCAGTGTCTTATTCGGCATCGTTTTCTCCTTTATCTACATAGACAGCCATCTACCCCACCCCCCACCAGGCATCTACAACAGCACCTGTGCTGTTATTATGTGCCGTTGTGGAAAACACGCAGATCCCTAAACTGAACTTTATCGGTATGGATATTGGGACACTGTCTGTCTCGTTGGCATCGCAGGGGATAACATAGTCGGCAGTCGTTGTTCCCAGTGTGACATCGCTAAGTTGCACAGCATTGAATATCTGGATATAGGCATCTGCTGCTGTGGTATTGTGATATGAACATGACAGCAGATACGCCTCGCCTGCTTTAAGCAAGACACCTGGGCTATCGTCCAGAGCAGGCGTGCCGATATGATCCCCCGACTTGGGGATATCAATCCCTGTTGTGTCGATATAGGCAACAGGCATTAGGTGTCATCCTCTTCCCAGTATCTAACATTTACCGTGCCGGAAGCGACAATGCCGAAGATTGCTCCGGTATAGATATGCTCATCCTGGCGATTTGGCGGCGTTTCTCTGGTGACTACCCGTCGCTCTCCCTGCTTTAAGGCCATACCGTTGGATGTCGTCACCGAGTTGTTGCTGCCCCAAAACACGGTCGCTGTACCATTGTTGTATAGCTCATAGGCTGTCCTGCGCTTGTTCGCCGCAAGGATACTTGTTGCAGACGTCCCAACAGATACCGCATTGTAAGCTGCTCCCACCAGCGCCTCCGCTTAGTTGGCGTACCACCATATATGTAAAATGACCTCATCGGCAGAGGCTGCGCTGTCGGTGCTCAGGATAATATCTCCCGTTGCACCAGAGGCAGTTTTGACAAGGCCATAGTCTGAGTTTTCTGTAAAGTCAAGAGATACTATCGAGCTGTTGCCAACAGGAGAACGGGCAACCAGCTGGTCTGTCGACGCGTCGAACTCCAATGTTACACCAATACCTGTCGTGGATTCAAGCGACAGCTTCTTTATCTTTACAGCATTATTATATGCCGTTAATCCTGATACGTCAACAATGACTGTATCGGTAAAATTGTCCGTGTTCGCCCACAGGGCCGTCCACGCAGTATATCCGTGATGGCCGACTTGGCGCGAGTAGGTCGTAGGTGTCGGTGCTGCCATATTCTACCTCGTTAGTTAGTGTTTTGTCCGGTAGAGTGCAACTACTTTTTTGCCTTCTTTGTCTTCTTTGTCTTCTTTGCTTTTTTAGCTGCACTAACTGGCTCCAAGCCCACAGCTTTTTGAGCCTCAGAGAGGTCAATATCCTCTCTGAGGCGATAGGCTGCGTTGGCAACGAGAACATCAAAAGCCTTTTCTGTCGTCGCCATATTATGCTTGATAAGAGTCACGGCTTCCTGAGAAATTGCCATGTCTTTATCCTCTGTTTATGATGCGACAGTAGCAGGGAACAGCCTCGCTGTCTGGTCGATGGCATCTGCCTCGTAGTTCTCACTGCACATGCAAGAGCCAGGATCAAGCATCGAACCCAGGGTGCCTTCACCCATGGAGTTCAAAGAGATCAGACCCTTTGCCGCGGCTGAGAAGATGATAGCCGGGCCAAAACTGGATCGGTTGCCTTCTACCAAACAAGAGAGATGGGCGACACCCGAGTTGATTGCTCCAGTATCCCATGCGTTGGTATCGTTCATGCCGTTGAACTCGTTGTTGCGAATTACGATGTAATGGGCGGCCGCGTCTTCTATTTCAATCGCCGCATCGGGACCGTTGGCTGTAACATAGAAGCGATTGCCTTCGATCTGTGTGTGGAGGCCTGCGGCGGCAATGGTGATGGTTTCGAGGTCGCTGGCACCGCACTCGAAAGTGCAGTTGCGTACTACAACCCCTGCGGCCCCTACATTGATGCGCGAGGTCGTCGTCGCTGAAGAGGCTGAAAAGTGCAAGTCTTCAATCACCACATTGGCCCCTGTTACATCTATAAGGTCGTCAGACGACCCCAGATTGGACGCTAATATAGACGGCTTGATAGGAGAATCGCCTCCAAGGCCAGTAATGGTAACGTCGTCTTTCGACGCTGTCAAACCTGAAGTGTGCGTAATTGACCCTGGCAAGATGACGATAGTGTCTCCCCTTGCCGTGACACAGTTAGTAATTGCTTGAGACACTGTAGACAGGGGCTCTTCAGGGGTTAGTCCTTTGTAACTGTCAGAGGCGCCTACACCATGTAGAGCAGGAGTGCCCCCACCAACAAAGAATACTGCTCCGCCGGGTTTTTCCAAGTTCATCCAGCGCCCACGTGCGTATGATAGTGTAGCCATAATATTTTTTCCTTATATGTTGGGGGTTTGGCCGAAGCTACTCCCCCCCCACTGTTTATCCCGCCACCTGCACGGGCCGTAGTTTATGCACCAGGTGAGCCGAAGACGCCACGGGGATCTTGCCAGCCGGAAGACTGGGCAAAGAGACCGGAAATCTTATAGTCCTTGGTGTCGAAGTCATAGATATGCTCAGATGTGAAAGCCTCACGATCATACAGCACCATCTTATGATCCGACTTATCGGCCAGCAAGAACCACGCATCTGTATCTGTCAAGTAGTCCCATACTTCTAAGTCGAGGATACCGTTGACGGGCTGGATGGCGTTGGTGTCATCTTCCGGGCGATGGCTCGAGCCGAGGATACGGCTGGCGTGCCATTGGTTGTCGGGAGATACCAGCAAGCATTTGGGTTTGATCTGGAGCCGTTTGCCGCCGCCATCGCGGAAGTCACGGAAGTCGATCAAGGCCTGCTCGAGGCTGGACGTCGAAAGGTCTGCGGCGGTAGACAGCTCATTGGCATATGTGTCGCCATTTTCTCTTACGTGTGCTGTAGAGAAGAGCTCCAAACCATCGGGACCGGTATAGGTGTTGTCGAAGCCATTGTTGAAATGGTTCGCCAGCAGTGTTTCCTCTGTGGCGTGTGCCGATGAGGCGAGCTCTACGCCCATCTCATCCATAATGCCATAGAGTTCATCGCGCATCATCTCACGTGTCGCCCGCATACCCAAGGCGTAGTCTACGTGTGTAAAGGTCTGGTTGTGTCCTTCGACCATTGCCACGTAGTTGATGGGCTCGCCCTCTGCCTTTGTTTCCATCAGGCCGATGCCGCCCACGGTCTGTGAGTGCTCACGAAACTGATTCGAGTCGTATACGTTGAAGAAATTCCTACCAACTGGATTGCGATCTTCCCACGCATTGAGGATAACAGTATGTATTCCTCGCAGGGTTACCAGATTGGTATAATTAGTTGTCAATGCTGTTGCTGGCATTGTATGCCTTCCTTTCTAATTATAATGATTATATGCCAACCTGGCCGTGTGTGATATGACCGACAAGCTCGACAACCCATTCTGCTTGGTCGCCGACGAGGTTGTCGGGACGGTTTAATAGATCGACAATCAATACCTGATCATCACCAGAGGCGTCTACAGTAGAACTGTCGATTTCGTGCGCCGACAGTCCTGTAGTCGTAGACCCGGCACCGGCGATATGATCGCCCGTTGCGCCGCGCTCTGTCAATGCCAAGGTGCTACCAACGCTATCTTCTTGTGCCTGATACAGCTGACCAGGAGCCATACATACGGCGATGTCGCCAGCCGTAGATGCTGCCGAGCCCGTCAATGCAGAACCGCGCATTACGAGGTTATCAGCAGCTGCTGATGCTTGCACACCGCCACCTGCTGTATGGGAGATCAAGTCGTTGATAAATATTTCCGTGCCATATCCTACCAGCACGCCAAGAGCGTGTACTACGCCCACAGGACCGTAAGGCTTAAAACCATAAGGCCTGTCGCTATTAGCTGGAGATGCTGCTGCCATAGTAGTCTACCTTCCTCGACGAACATCCAGGCGGCTGTCTCCCAATCCCTTCGCTGCACTGCGTGCCAGGTTCTGCGCTTGATCGCGTGACAACCCTTTCCGCAGGGCGGCATCATACACGCTCTTGGCCGCGCCTTCCTGCCGGCGCTCCATCTCTTCTTTGCGTGCATAGAGGTGATCGGCTACCGCCTGTTTCTTCATCGCTTCACGTTTTTCTTTAAGACGCCCAGGCACTTCCATTAATGTCAGGTCGCCTGTGCGTACACGAGAATCCTCACGGGACGACTGATCGACCATCCAATCGTCGCCCTCTTTGCGTTCTACCGGCTTCATACCGTTGTTTTTGTGACGGTTGATTTGCCGCTCGGAGGCCCAGTGCAGCTTGCCCCCTCTGCCCTCTACTTCTGCTTTTAGTTTTGGATCAACATACAGGGCATCGTATTTGTCCATTGTCTCGCCTACGTGAACACCGGCATCTTCATACACCGTACTTGTGGTGTCTGCTGCCTCTATTGCCTGGTCTACCTTGGATTTTGCCATCTCTTATTTCTCCATACGATATGAGCCGCGTAATATCTCGCTCTCTGTGTCATCGGGGACGCGGAACAAGTCGTCGCCAACGGTTTTCTTCACGTCGTCGAGGCTCTTGCCCTTCAAAGAGCGGAACCGATTTTGGATGTCTACTGCCAGGTCTTGCTCTGGCGTAGCTGATGGGGGTGCACCACCGCCCGGCTGTAGTGGCGGGCCATTGGGCTGCACACGTCCTTTGATCTCTCCCTGGCTGGACAGCTCACCAAAGACATATTTTAACAATAGATCTTGCTGGTTGCCCCACTGTGGAGTGTCTACCATCATCTGGTCCATCTTATCGGATATCCGCTTCTCATCTTCGCCGGTAATAAGGCCGGCACTCTTCCAAGCACCCAGCGTTTTCTCCGTCTGCATACCAGATGTCAGCGAGGCCACTTTCTGGTTCGCTATCTGGTCTGCTATCTGGTACATATTCTGCTGCTGGGCAGCTGTGGCATTGTTGGCACGCATCGTCGCCAGCTTGTCGATGGCTTCATATGCTTTTTGCCCGGTTTCGTCATTCCCCAGCATTTGCCGAACCATTTCTTCGTTGGGATCGGGCTGGGGGTCCATATTCTGCTGTGGCGGTGCGCTTACCTGCTGGACAGCCTGCTGTGCCAACGTCCTGTAAGCCTCTTGCGTGCTGTTGAGCTGGTCTTGCATCGCCTTCAACTGGTCCTCGGCTGCTTTTTTTGCTTCGTTGGTCTCTTTAAACCGCTCATAAGAGACACTTTCTTCGTGCCCTGGCTCTGATCCACCATTTAACGGTTGGCCACCGACATTTGGATCGTTGACAGATGGGTTTTGTGAGGTCGACGATCCCTCACCGGGCCCTGCACCGTTCATATTAACGTCTGGATTGGCATTCATAGGTATTTTCTCCGTTTGTTACCACATTTTACGTGCGGATGCTGCTTTGTTGTTGCCACTTTTGGCTTTTGTCATACCACCCTTGTTCACCTTAGAGGCGCGCTTGGGCATTTTGCCTGAACTTGCTCCATCGTGCTTCTTCATACCTACCTCCGGGTTAGTAGATGTGGGGATTTGCCTTATTGGCGCGTTTCAGCTCTCTGCCGATTGCGTCATAGACTTGCCGCATCTTCTGGATTTTCATATCCCGATACCACAGGGACGGTTCATTGCTGTTGGGGGGGTAGAAAGCGAACAGATATGTGCCCCCTTTGACATTATTGGTCACCACCGTGTCGATAATCTCGGGTGGTTGGTCGTTAATCTTCGCCACGCAGCTTGCCTTCCATACGCTTGGTAATCGTGATGACCTTCTGTATCCCATCCACCACGCCGGCCTGCTTCTTTATGATATCGAGGTCGTCCTGGCGTGCCACGTCTACCAGCTTGTTGATCTCCTGTGCTTCGAGCTGGCCGAGCAAGCCGTTATACTCCCGCCACGAATCCGATGTCACCAGATCGCGGAAACTGCGAGACTCTTCGGTATTCTTTATAGACACCGCATTGTTCATTGCATACCCCCGCTATTTCCGAAGGGCGCCACATTGGCGATCTGCCCATTGGCACCGGGGGCTTGTGATCCATTTGGCTGGCCACCACCCATCTGTGGCGGCACGGGCGTCTGCTGCTGTGGCACTGGCGGCTGGGCGGGTGCACCGGGTTGCTGACCACCTCCTTGCTGCCCACCACCCATCATTGCCTGCTGCTGGGCCATCTGCTGTTGCTGCATCTTTTGCATCTTTTGTCTCTGGTGCGCCATTATATGGTTCATATGTGCTTCTTCATTGGGCCTGCCAAGAGCACCATATACCTCGCTCTGCATATATTGCATCTCGAACTGGATATGTTCGTCGTCATTATCGCCGGGATGCACAGGCGCGGGTACGTTGACACCAAAGGTATACTGGTCCATCTGTGCGGCTTCTTCGTCGGGCTTTTTGGGCTGCCCGACCGGCAAGGCCTCTTTGGGCCCGATAAATATCTCGGGGCGCCGTATGCCGATGCTCCGTAGATAGAACGCCTCTGCTTCCCACCGCCTGAGCGGATCTTGGTTGATAAGCGGGCTCGTCCCTGCCAGCTGCAGCACCGCCTGGGACTGTTGCTGCTTCTGCATCTGGCTATACGACCCGTAGTTTGCTCCCAGCGTGAAGTCGTATTCCCCACGAAACCATAGATCTTCGCGCTTCAGTGTAAGGCCCGCCGGCTCGTCGACACCTTCGCCTTGTAATCTGAATGTCCGCTCCGGGGGGCCATATTGCAATTCCATATTGTATATCATCTTGCTCAGAAAACCAAAAGCCTCTGCATCTTGATTAGATATCTCGCTCATCCGCGCTTCGGCCTCTTGCTGTGTCCCCACAAAACCTGTGGCGTGGCGTGCAGATGCTCCCGTGGTGGGGTTCATACCCAAGAACAGGTCTGTAACACCCATTACCCGCTCAATAAGCGTATACAGCAGTGTCTCTTCCGCATTGTAAAAAGATGTAACATTCTGCATCTGCGGGAATACGAAGTCTCGCGGATCATCGACGGGTACGCCCTTCAAGGGTCGCAGCTCTATCTCGTCGGGATCGAAACCCGACGCGGCACGATAAAAGAAATAGGGCATATTCGTGGCAAAGCCCACGTCGATACGCATATTATGTATGGTGTCTATCTCTGCGGACAGGTGCTGGACGATCTCCATAACACCCATACTGTAAAAGCGTGTGCCCACCTTCTGGTAGTGCAGCTCCAAAAGCGGCCTCTCGCCCTTCCAATAGTAGTCCGACAAATAAAAACCGCCCAAATAGATCTCTGGATGGCGACATACGAAGAATACCATCTCTTCATCTTCACCGGTAATGGGATCGGGATACGTGCCAAACCGTGTCAAGATCTCGAATTCGGGGTTGTCGCGCTTTTGCTGCTGCGACCTGTTCATCCCTTCCCGATCATCTTGCTGTCTGGCGCGCCGGTCATTCTCCGTATTCGATATCCGATCCTGGGACGGCGCATTGGCCAGCCACCACTCCTTACCCTCATCACCATCTGTATTCGGCATATCGCTATATGCGGGGACACCACCAAAGCCACGCAAGGCCTTCGCCATCATCAGGCTCAGCACCTCATATTGCCGCACGGTCGCCCATTCGGCACCGCCCGGATTCGATGGTCGCTTCGGCTGGGCATTCATAGCACCAATGGGCACAACGAAATCATCAAATTCCAACGGCTGGATAACGGGGCCCTGATAATACACCCCTTCTTCCATCACCTCGTCATCTTGCGTCCGAAACTTGGGATTCCCCTCGACATCCAACTCCAGAGCACCATCAGCACCAATAACCGGCATATCGACGTTCTCACCGACCAGGCGATACCGATATGTGTCCAGTACATAAGAAATCAGGCTCACACTTGCTCCGTGTATCAGCCTGATCTTAGATGCTCTGCCCCACCGCTCTCTGGCATTCATACGGTTGGGACCCAAATGCCACTCCACCAGCTTGGCAGCACGGTCCGCAACCCCTATATCATCTTCCTCTTCGACATTCGCCGTCACCATCGGCACCTGATTCCATACCGACAGCATAAGACGCACATTGATACTATCCACCAGCCAATACGGCGCCTGGACGTGTAAGTCTGCACTCCCTTCCCACGGACCTTCCCGCGGCGGCAGCTTACCACGAAACATATCTTCATACAGCTGGTGCTTGTTGTTCCACTCCGTACGCGCACGCACAGACTCTTCATACTGACGAACAGTCTCCCGAGCGATCCCCTCCATCTCCTCGTCATCAAACTCCAACGGACGTGGCACCGCAAATGCCGGCATCTATACCTCCACCACTTTCAAGGTGTATGTCCGATTATCCCACGGCATCTTTTCCACCGGCTCCCATATATGACTCGACCGGCACGCCTGTGCAAGCTCGCGGCTGCTGTGCAACCGCTTACACTCACCACATCGGTAGTGCGTCACCTGGATGTCATTGTCTAATACCTGGCTCATTGCATCACCCAAAGTCAAAGGCGTCGGTAAGAAAACCACCAAACGCTACCGAACTTCAACCCAAAGTATAACACATTGTCACACCATCCGTCAAGACCTTTGTCAACTGTAACATAACAGTAACAGGTGACAAAACACACAAAAAAACACCCACTTTCAACACACTCTTGTCACCAATCGGCGAGCGAGCAGATAATAATAGCGAGCCAACTATACTCCCACTTTATCACTCAAACTTATTAAAAGACGTTTATCCGAGCATTTTAAGCTGACACACGAACAAAAACGATTAGACACACTACTCAAAATAACTCAATATGGCCCATATTACCCCTTTTTACATAAGGGCGCATATATCTGGCGGAAAAAAAAGGGACGACGCATAGTTGTAGCGGGAAAAAAAGGGCTTTTTTTGAAATCGTTCTCGCATTGGTGGCCCCCGTTTTGGGGGGGGGAGACCCTCTCATAATGTTTCACGTGTAACATATGTGCACCATATGGAACGAAACGTTATACACATTATATGGTAG